TACATATTGAGTTTCGTCCACATGAGGGGGGTCTGCGAACACGCTGATGCGTGGTCGTATGCGAACCAGAATGGTGAGCAAGTAACAAAGTGCGCTTATGTGTGATGAAGCAAAACGACGAACTCACCTTGAACGCTGTGCAACAACAGTACGTTGAATGGTTGTGTACTGCACCGAGTGAACGGGTGCCTCCAACCAAGAAAGCGTGTGCTGTTGCTTTGGGCGTTGACATCACAACTTTGCGTCGTTGGGAAAAGAAGGATATCTTTCGTCAGGCTTGGAAGGATTCTGTGGACGAAGTCCAGGGATCCCCGGAGCGGACGCAACGCCTGCTCGACACGTTGTACGCCAAAGGTTTAGATGGTGATGTGAAATCTGCTCAGTTGTATCTTCAGGCAGCGAACCGTATGGCTCCGCCTACGGTGACAGTAACAACCGCAAAAAAATCCGCTGAGCTGACAGATGAAGAATTAGATTCTTTGATTGCGGCTGTTGCTGGCCGTGAAAAGGCCCAGCGTACGCAGTTGAGGGCGGTGTGAACATGGTTGAATGCCCAGATTGTGGAGAGGAGTATCCTCCTGTTGCTACTCATTGGCTTTGCCCTGCTTGCGGTATTGATGATAATTCTCAGCCTAAGATGGCTGTTTTCGAACTGAAAGAGGACTAATGGCTGTACCTGCTAAACAAAACTTGACGGTAACCCGTGGAGACACCGAGATCATTGTTATCACGATGACTTCTGATGGTGTAACCCCAGAGAACATTACTGGTCGCACGTACCGTGCACAGATCCGTACCGTTAAGGACGCTGCAACTATTGACTTGAGCTTTACAGCAGTTGTGACTAACGGTGCTGCCGGCGAGATTACCCTGACTGCTTTGCCTATGGCTACAGCAACACTTAGCGTGGGAACGCATTACTGGGATCTAGAAGAAACTAGTTCTGGTGTTGTTTCGACGATCCTTGCCGGGACTGTAAACGTACTTGCGGATGTGACTCGCTAAATGGCCTCAACGTCCATTGTCGTCACACGTGGGGATACCACTGCTGGAGTAATTCGTACAGCCACAATTACTCTTGTTAGCACGGCAAGCTTTGGCCCGACTGGAGCCACTGGTGCTACAGGCCCAACTGGTCCAATAGGCCCTACAGGCTTGATGGGTCCAAACGGCCCAATTGGTGTTACTGGCGCAACAGGTGCTACTGGTCCCGTTGGTCCCGCAGCAACTATTTCCGTTGGTACAACAACTACGGGTGCCGCAGGATCTAGTGCATCTGTAACCAATAGCGGTACTAGTGGTGCTGCAGTATTCAACTTCACGGTACCTACTGGTGCTACTGGAGCAACAGGTGCGACTGGGGCTACCGGAGCAACTGGACCACAGGGAATCCAAGGTGTTCAAGGAAACGTTGGACCACAAGGACCAACTGGTTTAACTGGTGCAACAGGACCAACTGGCGCTACAGGGTCTGCAGCAACCATTGCTGTTGGAACCGTTTCTGCAGGAACTGCAGCTGTTGTCAACTCTGGTACAAGCGGAGCAGCAATATTTGACTTCACGTTGCAGACAGGTGCAACTGGCGCCACTGGTCCAACTGGACCTACTGGCGCTACGGGTGCACAAGGCATTCAAGGTATACAGGGAGATGTGGGCGCAACGGGACCGCAAGGTCCCGCAGGTCCTACAGGAGCGACCGGCGCTACCGGTACAACCGGTGCGACAGGAGCAACTGGGCCAGGTGTTGTTGTAGGTGGAACTGCTGGACAGATTCTCAGCAAAGTTAACTCGACTGATTACAACACGCAATGGATAAACATTCCAACCATTAACGCTCTTGATGATATTGGTAACGTAAACGTTCCATCCCCAGTAAACGGTCAAGCACTTGTTTACAATACTTCTACTACACAATGGATTGCTGGAACGGTTGCAACAGACCCAACTAGTAGTTCTAATTTTGCAGCAATTATGACAATGGATATAGGAGCATAAATGGCTATCGGAGATAGAAACGAATCACGTCTAGGTGGACCAATTCAACTTGGTACATCTACGACCACAATTGCTACAGCAGCAACGGGTTATGCAGAAATTATTAAACAAATCATCATCACCAACACGGACACAATCGACCGTACTGTGACGTTGGCAATTGGTTCCGCAGCGACTGCTGCAAACCGTTTGTTGTCTGCTTTGCCAATTGGAGCAAATGACGTAATCATTTGGGATACAGCGATTGTGCTTGCTGCAGGTGAAACCTTGCAGGGACTTTCAGACACAGCAGCAAAGGTGACAGTTACTGTTGTCGGTTGGGAAAAGCAGACCGCATAATGGGTTTATCCAAAGGATTAGACGGCTACAACTACACATACAATGTTATTAACAACTTTCCGTATGGTGTAGGAAGTGGCGGAACATCATCAACCATTACGGTTGGTGGTCTTGCGCATACAATGCTAACTTTTACCAGTACAGGAACTTTCACCGTCACAACAGCAGGAATGTTTGATTGCATGATTATGGGCGGTGGTTCAGCAGGAACACAAAACGGTCTTCAGGGAAACGGGGGTGGCGGCGGTGGAGCAGGAGCATTAGTTATTTCTCAAGAAAACTATTTTGCTGTAGGCACATATGTTGTTGCAGTTGGTGGTGGTGGAAGTATTTCTTATGTAGGGAAATATGCCAGTGGCCGACCATTGGGCCCAGGTCAAGGTGCAAAAGGAAATGTTAGTGCAGGTGATTCACCTATTGTTGGTGGGTTTAGCGGTGGTAGAGGTATTAGTACTGCGGGTCCAAACGGAAACTCTAACGGCGGTGGTGGTGGAGGTGGAATGGGTTCTGCTGGAGCAGAGTGTTATCTCAACAGAGGATATGGCACTATGACAAACGGCGGTAACGGTGGAAATGGTGTTGACTGGTCGTTGTGGCGTGGACAAACTGCTGGAACAACATATTATGGTGCAGGCGGTGGTGGGTCTGGTGGTTACGGTTCAACTTCTGGTGGCTCTGGTGGTACTGGTGGTGGTGGAACAGGTGGTGGTTACTACAGCAACGTAGCAACTGGTGGAGCAGCAAACACTGGTAGCGGTGGTGGCGGCGGAACAGAAGGCGCAACGGCACAGGCTGGTGGCTCAGGTTTAGTATTAATTAGGTTCAGAAACTAGGAGAATAACATGGCACATTTTGCACAATTAGCAGGAGACACAGTAGTACAAGTAATTGTTGTATCTAACGATGATTGCGGAAACTTAGAGTTTCCAGCATCGGAACAACTTGGCAAAGACTTTATTGCTTCGATTGGCCTACAAGGTGAGTGGAAACAAACTTCGTACAATAGCAATTTCCGTGGACGTTATGCCGGTATTGGTTTTCGTTATGATTCACAACTTGATGAGTTTGTTGAACCAGTTTATCCAGACACATCTCTTCCAGTAGCAAATCCAGAGGAGCAATTGGGCCAATGAGCATTCAGGTAGCACGAGGACAAACGAAAAATGGTGTTTGCACTAGTACTACACGTCCTGAATCACCTTATGTTGGGCAAATGATTTTCGAGACTGATACAAATCTATTAAAAATTTGGCTTGGTTCTGGTTGGTCGTTAGGACAGACACTGTAATGGCTATTACTACCACGACACAAGGAATCAAACCTGGCGTCTGTCTTTCGACAGCACGCCCAACTAACCCATATTTGGGTCAGGTTATTTTTGAAACTGATACAAACAAGATGAAAGTTTGGTTGGGTTCTGCATGGTCTGGTGGATATACGCACACAAATACAATTGGTGTTGACTATCTAATAATTGCTGGTGGCGGTGGTGGTGGTAGTTATTATGGTACTGGTGGCGGTGGTGCTGGTGGATATTTGACAAGTTCAATTTCTTTGCTGGTTGGAACTGCTCACACTGTTACTGTTGGGGCTGGTGGAACTTCCAGTTCAACAAGCAATGGAACAAATGGTGGCAACTCGGTTTTAAGTTCGGTGACGGCAACTGGCGGTGGTGGAGGTGGTATTAACGCTGGTCTTACTGGTGGTTCTGCTGGTGGTTCTGCTGCTGGTTCGCCAACTAGTACCGCTGGAACAGCAGGTCAAGGATTTGCTGGTGGTGCAGGAACTTCTGGAGTTACACACGGTGGTGGCGGTGGTGGTGGTGCATCGGCAAACGGAGCAACTGCTTCTACGGCAACTGGTGGTGCAGGTGGTGCTGGTGCTAGTTCTTCTATTACTGGTACAGCAACAACTCGTGCTGGTGGTGGCGGAGGTGGCGCTGAAACAACCAACCAAGCCAACCGTGGTGCTGGCGGTGCAGGTGGCGGTGGTATTGGCGGCGCAGGGGCAACGGCTGGTGCTGGAACAGTGAACACTGGTTCGGGT